CTTTCTTTGTTCATCAGTCATATTAGAAGAATCAATTTCACTTTGTGTTTTTTTCAACTCTTCTAACTTCTTTGTTGTTTCTTGAATCTCTTTTGATAACAAACTTTGTTTTTGCTTCAATAAGTCAGTATTTGAGGGATCAAACTTCAATGACTTATTAACATCTTTAAGTTGTGAATTAAGACTTGCAATGTTCTTATTTACACCCTTTAAAGCTTCATTTAACTTTGTTGTGTTGGCATCAAGTTCAATTGTTATTCCTCTGATTCTTTTTGTAGCCATAAATCCATCTCCTTTTCCTTTATAAACACTAAAAAAGGATGCTTTTTGGCATCCCTCCTTACTATCTACAAACAAGCAGATTATTCATAAACAGCAGAGAAAAAACTCTCAAATTGTGTTGCATTTTCTGCTGTTTTTGTCATAACACATTTAACAGCTCTATCAGTTAATCTTGGCATACAACTGATTGAAAGTGTTTCTGTGTTTGGTGTTCTAGAAGCTTCTGTTGTAGCTGCTTCATCAGCTGGTCTTGATACTTGGCAATTATACATCCAAGTTCTTCTTGGCATTGAATCTCCTTGAACTTCAAATCCAAGAGCAATTGATTTTATAACATCATCAGATGTTTCAATTAATGCTCCATTTGTATCTGCTGTCATTCCTAAAACATCAGTTTTGAAAGAGTCTGGAATTAATGCAATTTCTAAATCTCCCTCATAACCTTGATTTGCTGTTGAACTATAATAAATTGTGTCATCAGCATAGAAATCTTCTTTATCTCCTACTATGTCAAGAGATAAGTTTACAGCTCCCGGAATAGCAACTGGTGTTCCATATGTTATTTCACCTTGTGCATTTGTTGAGATAACTGAATAATAAACATTTCTTAATCCAAATTTAACTTTATTTGCCATTTTATACCTCCTATATTTTTACAAATAATATTTATATTTCATAAGTAATTATGTAGATTCTTTCTGAATCATCCCACACATCATCCATCTTCTCAAATGGGATGTGATTTTCATTAAATAATGCTTCTATTCTTCCCTCTAATGTTAAGTCTTTCTTTTCTGTTATCAGTTCAACTTGATAATTTGGATCCATTGAATAATTGCAATCATCAGCATTGAAAACTTCTGGGGAAATTGAAGTATAAGCAACAAATGGTGGAGCAACTTTTCCCTCAAAGTGATTGTAAGCACATGGAATTCCCAATGTGTTCAATAAATCATATAATTCTTTGTGTGTCATTTTATTCCTCCTATTGCTTTTATAATTTCTTTTTCAACTTCTTCTTGTGCCCAGTCATTTACTGGGGAAATATGTTGTTTCTTGGGATACCACATAGCACCATTTCTTTTACGATGTGGATTTTCAAGAAGATGTGTTAATTGATAATCAGTTTTGTTATAGACTTTGGCATTGATAAAGTTTTGTCCCTCTTCAACATTTACTCTCCAACCTTTTTTGTAAGATCCTCTTTTTTTAGTCTTTCTCACATTGACTGGGGATGCATCAGAGACTTTTTTCTTTGCTTCCTCTGAAACCTCTCTAACAACTTTTCTAATCTCTTCTTGAACTTCCTCTGTGTAATCATCAAGAATAACTTTTATATCACTAAAATCAGCCATTTACACCTTGTTTGTGGCCTATTACTAAAACCACATCCATATGTTCTTTTGGGATTGTTCTAATGATTGAATATCTTTTCCCATTCCATTCCAATTCTGATTCTCCATTATAATTCATTTTCTTGATCCTTAATTCATCTGTTGGTGTAAGTCCAACTGATACAGCATTATAGAATTCCTTTGTTGCTACCATTTGAGGTCTTGCATATACTTTGACAAGAGTTTCAGAAGATGGAATTATGTTTCCAATTTCATCCTTTGTTTCAGTTGACTGAACTAAATAAATGATTTCAGTATATTCCATCTTCATCACTCACTTTCTTCTGTATTTTCTTCTGTATATTCCCTCATATGTTTCAAAGCATCTTTTTGTAAGAAATAAGATGATGCAAAAAGTTCTGCATCATCTAAATCTAAATGACTCTTAACATATGTGATTATTGCTGTTTGAATTAAAGCATTATCTTGATTCACAACTATGCCCACAGATTCCAAATCAAGCACAGCTGATTCTATATAGGCATTAATAATTGAATCAAAGTCCTCATTATTAATTCCCATCATTTTTTTTATTGTTTCAAGCATAGTTATTCATCCTCCTATTAAATTATTCTGTTGGTTTTGCTAATAATGTGAATGCTTTGTCAGCAACAACACCCATTCCAACAAATTCTCTTCCTAAAACTTCAACTAAATCTTCTTTCTTTCTTGAAAGTTCATCAAATTTGAATTGAACATTTCCAATTCCATTTGGGAAGTTTGCTATTGTTCCATGATTTAAGTCTCCAACTATTGCATAAACAGCTCCATCAGCAGCTGTGTCATATGCTGGTAAAGTGTTGTTAAATCTTACTCTGCATCCCTCAAATACATCTACACCATAACCATTTGCATATTGAGCTTCTTTGAATTTTGCATAAGTTAATTTGTTCATGATTATTGTGTAATCAGTAGCTTCATCACTTAAATTTGCAATTCCTTGTGCTATTGCACTAACACTTGGAGCTGTTGTGATTTTGTTTGCACTTGGGCTTGTTGCATTTGCTGTTTGAGGTAATCCAGCAATTGCTGCAACTAATAGATCAGCAGCTTTTTTAGTTATTCTATAAGTTAATTCATCATAGATATATCTTAAAAATGCTTCTCCTCTTAAATCCATAACTTCATCAGAAATTGAAATCCATTTCTTTATGTTTTGAGCTGTTAATTTAACAATTCCCTCAACAAGTTCTTCTTCTGCGACAGCTCCACTTCCCTCTGCATGAACAACAGCTGGGCTTCCACTTACTTCAAATTGGATTGTTAAATCTCCTTTTACTTCTGCTTTTCTAACTAATGACATTATGTCAGATTTATCCCAAGCAGTTTTTACTTCATCATAGATAAAGTTTGGAACAGCTATGTCTCCTATAACTTGTCCTTCACTTGTTGCATTTGTTGTTAAAAGACTTCTTACTTCTTCATCTTTTCCAGTCTTTAAATATTCAGCATATGCATCAATATATTCTTTTGTGTTTCTTACTTCTAATTCATTGTTCATTTTTCTTTCCTCCTTAACTTCTACTTTTTCAACAATGACTTCTTCATTTTGAATTTTTTCAGCATCTTCTTGAGCTTCAATCTTGTCTTTAATGTCTTTTTCTTCTGCATCCAAATTTTCTACTTCTTCATTTAAAGCATCTATTTCTTCAACATTTTCAGCATTTTCAACAAGGTCTCTGATTTCAAGTTTTCTTGCCTCAATTTCTTTTAATCTGTCCATATTAGACCTCCTAATTGTTTTTGATATTCTTTAAGGGCTCATCTTTCCCATTATGGCTGTCCAGCCTTTATTAAAAGTTTTTAGTCAGTCTCCACCAACAAAAAAAGAGATGTCCATCTCTTCTTCATTCAAACTTTAACCTAATTTTGCAAGAATCTCTTTTTTCTTTGCTTCAAGAGCTCTCTTTTGTTCTTCTTGTTCTCTCAATTGTTGTCTCTTTTCTTCAAAATCACTTGCTTCAAGTCCTCTTGCATAAACACTTGTTGCATCATAGAATGGCATGTCAACAACTGACACATCAAATAGTTTTTCTATTGAAAGAATCTTTCTTGTGTCTGTGTCATAGTCATATTCATCCTTGTCAACTATAAATGCAAATGACATCTTATCAAGTAATCCAGATTTGATTGATTTATAAATGTCTTTGTTGCTTTGTGTATCAATCAATGTTGCTCTCATATATAAACCTTTTTCATCTTTCTTTAATTCCAAAGAATTGTTTCTTGTTCTAGCCATTATTAAATGAGAGTCATCATGATTATATTTTAATGGCACATCAGTCATATCTGTGTTGTCCAATGCTCTCTCATCAATTATTTCAGTCCATCCATGTGTTGCTGGGCTGTTAAAAATTATTGGGTAGCCCTCAATAATCATTTCATCAGTTTCATTGTCTAATGCTCTCATTTCAGCTTGAACACATCTAATTTCCTTGTTCTTCTTCTCCATCATTCTCATCTCCATTTCCATTATCTTTTCCAACTTGATATTCATCTACTATTTCACTATTTACATAATTAAGAGATTGTAGTCTTACATCTCCACCCTCAATTGCATCAAATCCAAATAATTCTCTTCTTTCATTTGTTGTCATGTCATTATACATTTCTTTGATAAGTTTAATCTTTGTTGCTGTTGATGCATATTGAAGTCTCTTGCTTGTAAATGTGATTTTGTTCTTGTGGAATCTTTCTCCTAATGTGAATATCTTATTTGTAAATTCCAAACTCATTTGTGTTGCAAGTGGCTCAATAACATTTTCATAGAATGCATTGAACTCTTCTTCACTAAATGAACTTGTAAGCATTTTTTCACTTATTCCATAATAAGCTTTGATTTTATTATTAAATTCATCAATTTGTTTGTCTGTTGCTGTTGATGGCTCAATTCTTACTGGAACAAAGTCATTTGTTGCATCTAATGCTCCAATTCCATGTTTTGAATTAATTGAATCAATAAAATCATCTTGCATCTTTTTAACATCTTCTGGCTTTAATATTGATTTTGTTGATTTGATTATTCCTTTGATGTTTTGTGTTGTCTTTATAGCTTCAACAATTCCCTCATCAATTGCATGTGTAATTGATAAGACTTTTGTAATTGGATGTGTGCTTCCTCCAACTAAACCATCTTTTCCAACAAATCTCTTTAAATGAATAACATCTTTAAGTCTTGCAACATATTTTGTTGATCTAAACTTAAATCTAACAAATAATTCATTTCTATATTCTAAAAAATCATATTGTCCAAAATGTAATGGGTAAAGAGCAACCACTTTCAAATTCTCATCTCTTGCTATATATACAAAAGCATCATTGAATTCAAAAAGTTCTGTTGCAATCATATAATAAAAATCATATGCATTTTGGAATTCATTTGGCTGTTCAGCAATTAACCTTTGAATGTTTCCATCTACTATTAGATTTTTTCCCTCTTCTTCTCTTGTATGTTTTGGGTATAATTTGCCAACATTTCTTGCAATTAAATCAATGGCATTTCTGACATCAATATTTTCATAATCTTTTTCATCATATCTTGTGAATTTTGCTTTATAACCATCCAACAGAGTCAACTCTGTCATTGTTCTAGGCTCATCAATGTTTTCAGATTCAGTTCCAAAAATTCTCTTGAATAAGCTTCTTATTTCCATTTTGTCATCCTCCTATATAGTTTTTATATTCTTGCTCATGTTCACAATAAACACAATAAGCATCTATCAAACTAACAGCACCATCAATTCTTTGTCTTGTCTTTTCCTTGACTGGTCTGATGTTTTCATTTTCATCCATCTTTATTGATAGATTTGACAAGCACCATTTAAGAATTGGATTGTTGTCATAATTAACCCTTTTTTCTATTAAATCTCCCTTTAATTGTTTCATTGGCTGACTCATAGTCTTTGCACCTTGTCTGACTTCCACCATGTCAAATCCTAATGATTGCATTTCATCTTTCCAATATTGAGCATTCCAAGAGTCATAACCAACCCACAAAGGCCTTAATCCAAACTCTTGAACTTGTTCAACAAACCATTTTGAAACATCTGAATAATTAACCTTGCTCCCATCACAAGTTCTTAACCATCCTTGCTCAATCCATTTGTCATATGGAATTTTGTCATCATTAATCTTAAAATCCAAGTTTGCATTTGGTAAAAAATACATCTGTTTAACTTGAATCTCTCCATCTATTAATCCAAGCAATGTTGCACATGTTAAGTCAGTTGTTGATGATAAATCACACCCACCTATGCAATAACAATCTCTAAACATTGTTTGTTTCTTTTCATTGTTTAATTCTTCAAATCTTAACCATCTTGAAACATCATTTTGTCTGATGTTAAAATCCTTGCACAATAGATTTGTCAATTGTGCTGTATCATTTAAAGCTTTTTGAACTTTATTTCTTAAATAGTCAATTCCTTTTGAAACACCTAAATTTGGATTGGCTTTATACCAAGCCTCTTCATTCATCCATTCATCTTTTGAATCAAGTTCATAGACAATTGGAAGAATTGTTTCATCTTGAATTCCATCTGGCTCTTTTTTATAACCTTTGATGACTCTTTCACAATATGAATATTCTGAATCAAACACCTTTTCTCTAATTGTTCCCATTGTAGATGTTTCCAGAATAATTGGCTGTTCTCTTGCTGAAACACCATCTTCCATGATTGTGATTAATCCTAGATCATCCCAAGCCCAAACCTCATCTTCTATGACATAAAATGGATTCTTTCCATCAAGTGAATCAGTCTTACTCGCTAATGGAGAAAACCAAGCATTCTCTTTGTCATAGTAGATTCCACTTATTGTTCTTCTACATCTTTTTTTAAGAGCTGGGCTTTTCCCCACCATGTTCTTTGCTTCTTGCCAAACAATCTTTGCTTGGTCTCTTGTTGTTGCTACTGAATAAACTTCTGCTCCACCCTCTCCATCAGATGTAAGTCCATAAAGTCCAAGTCCACTAGCAACAAAGCTCTTTCCATTTTTCTTTGCTACAAATAGAACACATTTCCTATATTTTCTTAATCCAGTTTCTTTATTAACAAATCCATATAAAGCTTCAATCATTGCTTTTTGCCATAATTCCAATTTGACTGGCTGTCCAGCCCATTTCCCTTTTGAATGATGACAAAACTTTTCTAAAAATTGAATAGGCCTTTGTGCTTTCTCTACATCAAAGACATATTCAATTGTTTCTATTTCTCCATTCTCTTTATTAATTCTCTCAATTGTTTCTCCATCAAGATCATTATTCAATTTCTCATAAAGAGTCTTTATTTTATTATTTACTTTATTTGGATTGGCTTGAATCCATTCCCAATATTTATGAATTGAAGTTGTCAAATTCATCTTCAACACTCACTTTAACTTCACTCTTTAAAAGCTCTGTGATTTGTTTTATTGTGCTTTGATAATTCTTCATTGTTGTGTTGTATTGATTAAGAGATGGATTTGCTCTTTGGATTGAATATTGTCCTTGACACATATCAACCACAACCCCATCTTCCTCAATATTTTGTTTTAGTTTGTTTAAAGTGTTTCTCATGAATTCAATCTCATCAATTAAGCTCAATCCTAATTTGCATTTGCTTTCTGGTAATGAC